TGGATTATGGATTATGGATTATGGATTATGGATTATGGATTATGGATTATGGATTATGGATTATGGATTAGTTCATACACGGAATACTATCAATATTAACAATTTTTTGTTTTTTATTGATATTTTTTTTACCAATGATATAATCTGCGAAAATTTTATGATTTAACTGGTCACGTGGAATTGCATTATGAATAGTTCTTGCAATCATTTTATATAACTTAAATTCAGGATATCTTTCATCACCATTTGTTTTATATAAGATATTGCGGTTCTTGTCGTCTATTAACCATGTATGGATTAAATCCAATATTTTATTATTCTTCAATAATTTCGGCAGGTCACTTATGTCATCAACGAAATCATCAAATAAACAGCATGCAAGTCTACATAAGTCAAAACTATAATTTGGTTCTAATCTTGGTTTTGATTTGTCAAAATATGGTTCACAATTATATTGGCTTCCTGCATCCCCTTTAGGGTGAAAACTATCACTACATATTATTTTTCCTTGAACTTTATAAATAGATCTACCAAAATCAATAATTTTATATATTTTACCATAAGTTGGTACCTTATAATATATATTATTGAATTTATAATAAATAAATTTTTTTTCGGTTTCCACATACATAATATTATTGGTATGTAAATCGTTGTGGGTAAACGAATATGTTTGTTGATAAGCAGAAAGTGTAATTATAATCTGAAACAAACATGAAGACCATTCTTTGTGTGAAATCATTTCTTGACCTTGACCCATTAATGAATCTAATGTATTCGTGCATTTTTCAATAGCAATTAATTCAACCGGAAAATCAAATATGTTACACATTACTTCTGATTCATCGCCATCGTCATCGTCACTTTCAGAATTAGATTCACTATCGTCATCTATTGTCTCATACTCGTCTGAATCATCAGCATTATCGTTTGAATCGGTAGTATGTGACGATTTTGAGCTGCATGATGAATTTGTAATAGATTTATGGTTTAATGTATTTATTGCATTTGGTGTTAATTGTTTATATACACATATATCACTTAAATCAACCAATTCATTTGATTTAGAATGCATTTCTATATTGTTGGTTGTTAATTCACACAAACTCATATCACGTGTATAACTATTAGATACATCATAAGAATCGTATATATCAAGTATCTCGTTGATATTATCTGTATCTATTGTAGTTGTTTTTTCCAAGATGCTTAGTTTCGTTTTATTACATCTAGAATAGGTATTAAAAATACTAGAATACAATTCGCTATCTATTTCGTATTTCTTATTTTTTTCTTGATGAAAATATGAACTTTCATCTAAATAATCAATATCATCAGATATATCATATAGAAATTTAGATTGATTGCACAAATAAGAACCGTAAAAATCGATTGAATTAATCAATCCAAAATTATGAAGCAGTACACTAGACAAATAGGAAAAAAAACCATCGACATAAGCAGAATTGTTTTTATCTTCTATTTTACATTTAGGAGAAGATTTAGATAAATTATGGTCTTCCATCGAAGTTGTATTTGCATTTGTATTTGTATAATCAGGCAATAATGATATACTATTATTTGAACAATCATATTTGCCAGTTAAATATTTTAAAGGATCTAGCAACGGCGAAAATTTGCAAAATACATCTCGTTTTAATGTATTGTTTGAATTATCAACTACTATAGCGGTCATGCTATGTTCATCATAAAATGCATCAATGTTAGATAAATAATATTTATTGTTTAAATTTAGGTTTTTATAATTACTCTCGTGAAATGAAAAAAAATTTTCATATAGTGGAATATAATTTTGCAAATTATTTACTTGGAAAATAGAATTTTCTAAAGTATTAAAAAGGTTATCATTCTTATTTTTTCTATAATAAATTAAATTCTTCATCTCTCTATAATTGTAAAAATAAATTATTACTCTTTTTTTAACTAATAACAATTCAATATATATTTTCAAAAGTGTATATTGAATTTTGTTTCGTATTTTCACAAAGTATTTTTTCTATATCTGATATAGAAATGACATTAGATTTAAAGAAATTTGATATGCGAAATATTAGTTTTAGACCAGATGAGAATAAAGGACCGGTTATTGTTTTAATTGGTAGAAGAGACACCGGAAAAAGTTTTTTAGTAAAAGATTTACTCTATTATCATCAAGATATACCGATAGGCACAGTGATATCTGGTACAGAAGCCGGCAATGGATTTTTTGCTGAACATATTCCTAAATTATTTATTCATGATGAATATAATAGTGCTATTATTGAAAATATACTTAAGCGGCAGCGAACAGTATTAAAACAAATAAAGAAAGAAATGGAAGCATATAAAAAGACGACTATAGATCCACGAGCGTTTGTTATATTGGATGATTGCTTATATGATAGTAAATGGACAAAAGATAAAATGATGCGATTATTATTTATGAATGGGCGTCATTGGAAAATTATGTTAGTCATTACGATGCAGTATCCACTAGGTATTCCTCCGAATTTAAGAACAAATATCGATTATGTGTTTATATTGAGAGAACCATATATTGCAAATAGAAAGCGAATTTGGGAAAATTATGCTGGTATGTTTCCTACATTCGAATCATTTTGTCAGGTAATGGATCAATGTACCGAGAATTTTGAATGTTTAGTAATAAATAATAATTCGAAGTCAAATAAATTAACCGACACAATTTTTTGGTACAAGGCGCAAAATCATTCTGGGTTTAAATTAGGATCGAAAGAGTTTTGGGAAATATCTAAGGACTTAAATTCAGACGATGAGGATGAAATGTATGACCCAGCCAATGCACAAAAGAAAAAGGCCGGTGCAACGATTAATGTTCGAAAGAATAAATGGTAATATGATACATTATTGAAAACAATATATATTTTTATAAATAAGAATAAAATATAAAAATATATAATTCTTATATATATATATTATGGCTAATGATAATAATGACAGTTTAAATCTAAATGAAATTGATTTTGGAAATATAAGTTTGAATATACCTAGTAATACTGAAGGAGATATCGAAAATAATATTACTCCCCAAGCAACAAATGCGAAGACTAACGTTCACACACTAGACGATGACGTAGTGGATGATAATTCTAATATTTCCGATTATGATGAGAAAATGTTTATCGGTTCTAAGAAGATTCGAGATCACATTAAAAATGATAGTAATACAGACTGGTATAATCAACGCGAATATATCATATTTAAAAATGAATTGAAAGGTGTAAAGCGTAGTAATGTGTTTGTATTGAAAGAATGTAAGGAGAATAAACGATTATTGGATTTAAAATATGATGATTTGAATACTACCATCAATAATGTACAAACATCTGTCATTTTCTTTTCTACTATATCTGGATTCTTACAAGCAACCCAACAACATTTTCAAATATCTGAAACGGTAGTAACAGTTTGTTCTATCTTTATCGCTACCTATATTTCACTTATTTTATCTATTTCAAAATATTTCAAGTTTGATGAGTTGAAAGAAAAAATACATAATTTACGTGAAAAGTATTCGTTATTACACAATAAGATTGAATATCGTATGGATATGATTGGTCCATGGAGCTGTAAAGAATTGTGGGAGTATCAAGATGCTGCTGCAAAATTAGAAGAATGGGATAAGGTAAAAAAATATATGGAGGAGGATTATAATATCATCATAGAAAGTAAACAGAGCTTATTTACAGAATACGAAATTATCATGGACACCAAATCACGTAATCAATATTACATTAAAAACCGCAAGTTGAATTATAATAATAGAGAAGTTATTTATGCATTGGATCAAAAAGAACAAGCACTTGAAAAACGCATAACGTCAAACCCATCTTCTAGAAGAACTTCAATTAAATTACAACACGAAGAATTAGATAATTGGGATAGCGCAGAAAGCGATTAATCCTTCAATGGTCTACGTACACCATTGTAAAAGTACAATTATATAATTATATATTTTTAGAAATTATATAATTATTCTATTTTTCT